AACTAGATCACTCTGAGTTTGATACCTTCAAGGATTTCTATACTCAAGGTTGGCAGAAGTTTATTGAATATAACATCGTTGACGTGGAACTTGTGGACCGTTTGGAAGACAAGATGAAACTGATTGAGCTTGCTTTGACGATGGCATATGACGCTAAGGTGAATTATGCTGATGTGTTTTATCAGGTTCGAATGTGGGATAATATTATCTACAATTATCTTAAGAAACGCAATATTGTCATTCCACCAAAGAACAAGTCTCAGAAGAATGAAAAGTATGCTGGGGCATATGTAAAAGAACCTATTCCTGGAAAGTATGATTGGGTAGTTAACTTTGACCTTAACTCACTGTATCCTCACCTGATTATGCAGTACAACATTTCTCCAGAAACTCTGATTGATGAAAGGCACCCATCTGTAACTGTTGATAAAATCTTAAATCAACAAATCAGTTTCGAACTGTATAAGGATTATGCAGTATGTGCAAATGGTGCAATGTTCCGTAAAGATATTCGTGGATTCCTTCCTGAACTGATGGAGAAGATGTATCAGGATCGTGTCATCTTTAAAAAGAAGATGATTGAAGCGAAGAAAGAATATGAAAAAACTAAGAACAAAGAACTTGTAAAAGAGATTGCTCGCTGTAATAATATTCAGATGGCAAAGAAAATTTCTTTGAACTCTGCTTATGGTGCGATTGGTAATCAGTATTTTCGTTATTATAAACTGGAAAATGCTGAGGCAATCACTCTGAGTGGCCAAGTTTCCATTCGTTGGATTGAAGGCAAGATGAACTCTTACTTAAATAAAATTCTTAAAACAGAGGATGTAGATTATGTCATTGCTTCAGATACCGATTCTATTTACCTTAATATGGGTCCTTTGGTTCAAACTGTATTCAAAGGAAGAGAGAAAACTACTGAAAGCATTGTTTCGTTCCTTGATAAGGTCGCTTCGATGGAACTTGAAAAATATATTGAAAGTTCTTACCAAGAACTGGCGGAGTACGTAAATGCTTATGCACAGAAAATGCAGATGAAGCGTGAAAACATCGCTGATCGTGGCATCTGGACTGCAAAGAAGCGTTATATCCTTAATGTCTGGGATAGTGAAGGTGTTCGTTATGAAGAACCCAAACTTAAAATGATGGGTATTGAAGCCGTTAAATCATCTACCCCTGCACCTTGTCGTAAAATGATTAAGGATGCTCTGAAGTTGATGATGAATGGAACCGAAGATGATGTGATTGAGTTTATTGAGAATGCTCGTAAAGAGTTTAAAAAACTTCCACCAGAGCAAATTTCATTTCCACGTTCAGCATCTGATGTTCAAAAGTATCAATCATCTTCGGACATTTATGTTAAAGGAACTCCCATTCATGTTCGTGGAGCACTTCTGTTCAATCATCACATAAAGCAGAATAAATTAACCAACAAATATTCGCTTATTCAAAATGGTGAGAAGATTAAGTTTATCTACTTGAAGAAACCAAATAGTATTCATGAGAATATTATTTCATTCATTCAAGAGTTTCCAAAGGAACTTAATCTTGACAAATACATTGATTATGACCTACAATTTGAGAAAGCATTTCTAGAACCACTCAAGATTATTCTTGATGCTATTGGGTGGAATGTAGAAAAAACCGTAAACCTAGAACTCTTTTTTTCCTAATGGATTTACCTGTTAACGACGAAGAACTGAATACTATTGTAAAATCCTTGGGATTTGGTGGAGATGCTGCTCTTTATCATAAACTCAAACTGGTAAAAGAACTTAGAGAGCAAGGTTTGCCTTATAAAAAAATACTTAGAGAGGAGTATGGGATCGCATCATAAGTATTTGAACTTGGAAGTTTTTAACCATATTGAAGAGAATCCAAATATTCCTAAGGTGTTTAAAAACTCATTTAAATACGAAAATGTTATATTGTGGAAAGACTTAGAAAATTATTTAAATAATCCATACTCTTATTTAAATAATGTAGAGTTTATCTCCGATAGTGGATCTAAAATATTTCCATCAAGAGCATGTTATCCTTATTGTGGAGAACCTAGATACTTGGTTTCTCAGGTATTTGAATTAATCAACAAGGATTATTCATTCATATTATTGAATATGAATAGGTTCAATAAAAATCTAAATAAACTTTCTTTGGAGATTGAAGAAAACTTAAAACCAACTGTTGATCTGGATTTTCATTTGTACTGTGGACTTGGTGATAAAAGTCAATCTTTTTATGCACATTCAGATATAAGCCACAACATCATAATGCAAGTGGATGGTGAGTGTGATTGGAAAGTTTATGATTGCTTATTTGATGGAGCAGTAATGCTTCCACAATCCAGTGAAGTTGGGTTAAATTTGGTGATTGATGAAATTTTGACTCCTGGGGATAGTATATACATTCCTCAAGGTGTTCTTCACAAATGCTTGCCAAAAAACAAAAGACTATCAATTAGTTCCTGTTGGCAAGTTCTTGATGACTATGGTAGAATGTCTGAAAAGGCAAAAGTATCTCCTAGAGATTGGTACACATTCAAAAAATAAAATTATGGATTTTCTAAAAGATATTGTAAAAGAAATTGGTGATGACTTCACTAAGTTAGCATCAGATATTGACGAAACAGAAACTTATGTTGATACAGGTTCGTACATTTTTAATGCACTGGTTTCAGGTAGCATATTTGGTGGTGTATCTGGGAACAAGATTACTGCTATTGCTGGAGAGTCTTCTACTGGAAAGACTTTCTTCAGCCTCGCCGTTGTTAAGAATTTTCTTGATTCCAATCCCGATGGTTATTGTCTCTATTTTGATACTGAGGCTGCCATCACTAAATCACTTGTAGAATCTCGTGGAATTGATACTAGTCGTCTTGTTGTAGTTAATGTTGTTACCATTGAAGAATTTCGTGGTAAGGCACTTAAAGCAGTTGATATGTATCTTAAAAAACCAATTGAGGAACGCAAACCTTGTATGTTTGTGCTAGACTCTCTGGGTATGCTTTCCACAGAGAAAGAAATTACTGATGCACTGAACGATAAGCAAGTACGTGATATGACTAAATCACAACTTGTCAAAGGTGCTTTCCGAATGTTAACACTTAAACTTGGACAGGCAAATGTACCGCTCATTGTCACAAATCATACATACGATGTCATCGGAGCTTACGTACCAACGAAAGAAATGGGTGGAGGTTCTGGACTCAAATATGCAGCATCTACAATCATCTATCTCAGCAAAAAGAAAGAAAAAGATGGAACGGAAGTGGTCGGCAATATTATCAAAGCTAAGACTGCTAAGTCGCGTCTGAGTAAGGAGAATAAAGATGTTGAAGTTCGTCTTTATTATGATGAGCGTGGTCTTGATCGATATTATGGTCTTCTTGAACTCGGTGAGATTGGTGGACTTTGGAAGAATGTAGCAGGTCGATATGAGATTGATGGTAAGAAGATCTATGCCAAACAGATTCTCAAAGAACCTGAACTGTACTTCACTGAAGAAGTAATGCAACAACTTGATGAAATTGCTAAGCAAGAATTCAGTTATGGTTGAGTTGTCTGATTTAATTAGAGTTTATGATAACTCTTTAGAGAGTGAAGTTTGTGAGAAACTGATTGATATATTTGAAAGTCTTAAAGAGAGACAAGAAAGAATTGACAATGATAGAAAGCCAAACTTCACTCAACTTAATTTAACAGAAATACATCAAGAGACTGAGGAGATTAGCAACATTCATCAAATTCTTATTAAAAAAACTCTTGAGCATAAAAAAGATTATTATGATTTTGTTGATGAAAGGTGTTTTCCCCAGTCAAATGCTTTTGAGCAGTTTCGGATTAAGAGATACTTGAATGATGGCAATGATGCTTTTGATCGTCACATTGATGTTATTGATCACCCAAGTGCAAGAAGATTTCTTTCATTTTTCTGGTATTTAAATACTGTTGATGAAGGTGGAGAAACTGTATTTGATGATTTGGTAATTAAACCAGAAACTGGTAAACTTATTGTGTTTCCTCCACTGTGGATGTTTCCTCATTATGGTAAAGCACCAATAAGTAATAACAAGTATATTATTAGTACATATTTGCATTATAAGTAATGGAAAAAGTTGAATTTTTAATCCTTCGTAATCTTCTTCATAATGAGGAATATGTAAGAAAAGTAATTCCATTCATCAAATCTGAATATTTTGAAGATCAGAATCAAAAAATTGTATTTGAAGAAATACTTAAGTTTGTTCAAGAATATAATCAACCAGCAACAAAAGAAGTTCTTTGTATTGAGGTAGAGAATCGTCAAGATATTAATGAAACTTCGTTCAAAGAAATTACTCAAATCATCAGTTATCTTGATGATGTTCCAACGGAATTTAATTGGTTAGTTGACACTACGGAAAAGTGGTGTCGTGATCGTGCTATCTACCTTGCTCTTATGGAGTCAATCCATATTGCAGATGGTAAAGATGATA